CTTGGCCACATGGGCTAGCCCGTGTCTGAGGTTAGGCGTTCCATTGTGGTGGAGCTTACTGGCAAGCATGGTGCAGCCAATTCTCCGTCCCCGCACATAGATGCCATGTTCTTGAAGCCAACCAAGATCAAACACTGCATTGTGGGCTAGCCAGTAACGCTCACCATTGGTAAAGAACAGGCGGAGCTTTTGCCAGCCATCCGTATCTAGTTCAAAACAGTCAATGATGATAATGGTTTTGCTAACTTCGCAACCCAGCTGGATTAAACGAAGTTTGCCCACTTCGGGCTGCAGCTGGAGCGTTTCCGTGTCAAAGGCGATAGAAATTGATGTCGAGATCCTATGCAGGTGCTCGACACCGAAAAACAAGTTGTAGTCAGACATGGGTGGTCTTCAAAGAAGTGTGTATTCAGGAAATGGGCCTGTCCATTCGGACTCGTGTTGGCCTTCAGGACTGTACCAGCCGGTGTCATCTATGCGCCATCCAGCTGTGCAACGCTTAAGCGCCTTGTAGTTTTCCCAGACGGGTTCTTCAGGGAAAGGGTTTCCGTAGTCGTGTTCCCAGTCATGCTCACTGATGCCGGTGGGTGTATACCAGCCACCTTCGTCAGCTTCCCAGCCTTCTGCGCTACGCATTTTCCAGAGCTTGTCTTCGTCGGCCATAGCGCGATCAACTTGAGCAGCGTTCGCAGCGTAGTTATCGAACCAGGCCGCAACCCGAAGATTGTAATCTGCGGCTTCACTCTGTGCGTAGCTTGGAACGTGCTTGAGTTTTACGCCTGCAAAGCTGCTGGTATCAAATGGGTGTGTAGACATAATTAAAGAGGAAAAGTTTCGTAAGAGGTTTGCAAGAGGTTTTTGATGATTACCTCTAGCTCTGCAATCCTATCATTGGAGTCAAGGTCGCAGACAATTGGGACTTCAGCTGTAAACCATTTGTAACCACAGGCCGGGCATTTGCGGCCTCTAACCACGCTTGCTTCAAAACGAGGTTTAGTTTGAGTGACCCAGCGGTCACCTTTTTGTGGTGACCGATTGCAGTCTGGGCAATTCATGCAAGAGGATCGTCATAAGGACTGGTTTCAAATTCCAAAATCAAGCGGCATAAGTACCATCTGGCTTTGCGAAGGTCTTCAGCACCATTTTTCTGGCGATACCGCCAGAGGTACTTGATGCAATTGCCGCGCAGATAGCCGATAAACTCATCGAATGTCATTGCGGCTTTGATTGCCTCAATACATTCGACGCCGTTTGCGCTTTGGTAGTGCGCGGGAAAGTTGACAGAATCAGCCATCATGAGTCCTCCTTTGTAATGGGAGCTTCAGAAATCAGCCTCAGCAGCAGGTCGCGTTGACGAAGGCGGGCGTCGGCAGCGGCGTAGGCGTTGGCAGCGGCGTAGGCAGCGGCGTAGGCATAGGCGGCGGTGTAGGCGGCGGCGGCGGCGGCGGTGTAGGCGGCGGCGGCGGCGGCGGCGGAACAGGCAGCAGCCTTGGGCCACTCCTTGCCTTCTGCCAACAAATCTATCCCGTTGATGACTGGGTCAATACAGGCTTGAATGTCATCAGGAACAGGCTGCAGCGCTCGCAGCTCTTCGGCGAGGAACTTCCAGCCGACGCGGCTCAGGTCTTTGCCGTCAGAGCCGATAGCCTGAGGAATCGCAGCAAAGAACAGAATCGCTTCATTAGAACGAAGCCCCTCAAAGATCGATTCAGCGATCCGGGTGACCATAAACGGGATGCCATATTGGTTCTCGATAAATTCAGGGTCGTCGTGGCCGTTGGCGAGACAACCAATGAAACAGGTCTCGTAGCTACCTTGCGCAACACGATCAGCGCTGACATGAGCTGTTACTTCGGATTTAAGCCGTTCAAAGTTTCTAGTAAGCATCAGTTGTCCTCCTTAACCCAAAGACAGCCGAGGCAGACCGTCATCATAAATCTTACGAAACGATTGGGAACTTGACCCTTTGCTGGGAAATAAATCATCCCTTGGCTATCGGGTCTGTTTTCAAACAAATAGCACTTCCAGTCAGAAGGTTCTGGTTGATTGAAAATTGGGTAGGTTTTTAATCCCTTTGGCTCATTCATGAGTCCTCCTGTGTTGTTGTTGCTGGGCGCATTGCTTTTTGAAGTTCAACAATAAAAGATTTTACGGCTCGCATGTCATCAGCATCAAAAATGATTAGATTGCCATGATAAACACCATTGAACTTTTCGTGAAGTATCTCATCAGTCAGTGGGTGTTGGTTAGTCATTGTTGTTTTCCTGTGTTGTTGTTGTTGGGCGCATTGCTTTCAACTTTTGACCAAAATCAAGAAGATCCTGAATGTCAGTCCTTGGTGATTCCAAGCACTGCTCCCAGGCTGTAATCACCTTCTCAAGCTGCCAATCGGCAGCGGCTCGCATCTCGATGTAGTCGTGTTCCGATTCAAGAGGGAAGGTCACAAGTCCTTCGCAGATCTCGTCAGTCAGGGGGTGTTGGTTAGTCATCGTCAAAAGTAATTGGGGGAATAACGCACCAATCGGTGATCCAGGGCAACATGCGTAGCACCTGTTCCTGCGTTGGTGCGTTTGTGTGGTCTAGTGGTTCGTCCCAAAGAATGAATGCCTGGCAGTGGGCAGAGTCAAACTCAGGTGGGTCTAGGTGTGTTGCAGGTAAGACTTGCACAGCGTCATCCACAATGGCTTGGACATGCAGAAGGTCTGAACCTTTGGTGTAGCTGTAGCTAATTAGCTGGGCGTGGGCCATGGTTGGGCTCCGAACGACTTGCTTACAGTAGCACATTATGTGAGGTGTGCCGTGATGCCAGGAAAAAATTCATGTGCGTAGGTGCTCAGGACGCTGGCATCAATACCAGAATTAAGGGCAATGTCTATGTCCCGCTCCAAGCGGCAGAAGTCTTCAGGCGTGTCGTGGTACAAGTCTTCATAAACACTGATTGGCAGTAGGTCCGTTCCATACGCCATATACCGCACAATCGCCAAATAAGGCGTCGGCCCCTTGAGTTCGTAGTACGTGATGGTAGCCCACTCTTGCATTGGACCGCAGCACTTAACACCAGTCTGAATTAAAAGCCAATCACTAAGCATAATGTAGTAGTAGTGAGCATTTTTTACGGTGGACCCAAACCGCGAATTTATCTACGAACGGTACGCCCGTCAAGTCTCAAGCTGCGAAGACACGAAAGAACTGCAGGAGCTGGCCTGCAAGTTCTTTCGCCTTTACTTAACGCAACAAGAAGTGGTAGCAGGTTTAATCAAAAAAGGCTGGTTACCCGATGACCCTGCACTGCGATAAACGTTGTGCAGTTTCAGCACGGGCGTTTTTGTTGTTGTTTACCTGCGTTGCAGTCTCTTTGTAACAAGCCCGTTTTGTTTCCACAGGAATGGCATTAAACATTTTTGACACCTTGAACTGTAAAAATTCTTCATCTTCGTTCAGTTCCTCGCAATTGCACCGTCCAGCCTGAAGACCATTGGATATAGCACTGATTGCCCAATAACAAAAAGTTGGCGACTCCAGCAAATCCCTAAGCAGAATGTTCTCGGAAGCAACAAGCACTTTTTCGGGCACATCAAATGTAGGCATGATCTTGATTAGTAGTAGGGTAATGAACCGCTGAGATCCTACACGAAATCGGCGTCAAAATCACCAGCCAAGAATTTATTTATCAATTTCTTCAAAAAGTACGTCCTTTTCACATCTATATCATCCAATTTTGCATCCATACGCTCCACCAAATCCGCAGGCATGTTGCTCACGGTAAAGGTTTGTTTTTGTGTTGGTCCGGTCTTAAGTAACTCTAATTTTTTATTTTCCGACTTAAAAATGTTGAAAGACCTTATAAGCGTACCAAAGGCCTTGTTGTCATACTTTGTAGAGGGCTGCTGAGCAAGCACCCTAACAATAGTGCCAGGCTCAATACTGGCGATGATTTCTTGTTGCTGCTCGATAGACATATCGCTGTTGCAGTAGCAGCGCATACTGGTGGCCGCATTATTTAAACGGTCATATATCTTTTCTGAAGGATTAACAATTACACCTTCAATATATGGACGTTTTTTACTATCAGTAGCGGCAAAAGTTACACGAACTTCAACAGGCAAACTGTCTGAATACTTACCCACTCTAAAACTGACTTCGGTTTCTTGTGACAGCATGTGAAGGCGGGTAACGCCCTCACATACTACACAGACAAACCTAGATCAGTCGGACCACTTGTTCCAGGCCGCGTCCATCAGGGCGTCTGATTCCTCCTTGGTACGGTCCATCTCCTTCGCGCGGGGATATTGCCCTGAGTGTCCAGTATGGGCAGAACCCGCACCACCACTGGCTTCTGAGGGTGGACACCCCCCTAAATCAGCGGCAATGTGTCCAGTCTCGGCATCCGCACCTAAATCTAGGGTGGACACTTCTTCTTTTTCTGAGGTGCTGTCCACCCTGAGATCCGTTCCACTGGAAGGCTTCTTCTTGGGTGGACACACATACGCAACCTCTCCACACGCGAGGACAGCCTGGTACGTCTTTTTTCCGTACCTACCAACCCCTGGAACTTCAACAATTAAGCCGCGCTTTACAAGCCGTTGGAGCGACTTCTGGATAGCAGCCGTTTTTCCACCCACTACTGGGTCGGAATTGAGGTCTGTATTGGAAAATGCACGAGGGTGCCCAATACGAAGCCTCTGGAGCACCTTGTCAGTGACGCTGGAAGGCGATGTATTGCTGTCATCGACCTCTGGGGTGAAATCAGCCACGGAGAAGCTCAGGTCGTCCTCCTGGCGCATGATGAGCGCCGTACCAGAACGACCAAACCGTGACTTTTCAATCGTGACAATTCGGCTGTGCTCTGGAACGGAACCTTTTTCAACTTCTTCCTTGCTGGGCTTACGCAGTGACAGTGTGGTATCCACAGCATCCCGAATGGCAGAGGTGCCACGGAAACCGCCCTGCTTGTTGGCGTGGTGGATGATCAGGATGGTTGTCGCTGGAAACAGCACCCCGTTATTCCTGGTCAACCAATACAGCGGCGTCGCAAAGTCAGATTTGTTTTCATCAAATGCCCTACCACCAGAGCAGCCGATCAGCGAGTCAATAACAACAAGCTTGGGCTGGACCTTTTCCATCAGCTTGATGAACTGGGCGTAACGCTGGAGCGACCAGTCCGTGAGCAACTTGGTCCTGTCATCCAACGGGTATTCAACCTCTTCCAGCTGCTCTTTGAGCTGTAGAAGCGGCTGGTCACCATTCAGGAGCAGCACAGGGCCTTGCTGGACTGGAACGTGCTTCCCCCGGACCACAAAGGGTGCTCCAGTAGCGATGTGCTTTGCCAGGGTCCAGGCAAACATAGATTTGCCGTCACCACCAGCGCCATAAATCAGGGCAACGGAAGGGTGCGGAAGCACATCAGGGATCAGATATTCACGCTGACCGTCTAAATCCTGGAGCGCAGACACATCCATAAGCCCCTTAGCGCCTTCAAACTGAATCTGGTCAACGATTAGTTTTTCGAGTGCAAACTGGTCCCGGTAACCAGCATCCAGGGCCAAGCTGTTGAGCTTGAAGTTCATCTCAGCGGGGTTATCCAGCTCCAGATAGGACCGAGCCTTTTGAATTACTTCTTCAAACGACAGCGAAACACGCTGATAGAAAACAGGCTTGGCCTCAACTTCATCAACAACTGAGCCGCAGCCATCACGGGTGAACCTTGCCCGTTCTGGGTCGTAATGATCAGCTAGCCGGATGAGGCTCCCAAAGCCCAGACCACCTTGTTTAAAACCAGCATCCCAGCGGCTTTGGCAGGGGTCTTTGCCATCAGCCCAGTCATTTTCGTATTCAGAATCCTGGAGCGACCATTCACGCCACAGGTTGAGACCTTCATCACCAGGCAGGTCGGACTGGAGCATCGCACCGATCTGCCACCACAGCTGCTCAGAGCCCCTGCCTTGTGGCTGGATGACAGACAGACAGGACTGAGCAATGGCAATCCGTTCTTCGGTGGAACGCATTGACCAGCGGCCATCACGGAGGGACTTACCGACCTTTTTGTCGTTCTTAGCCTTGAACGACTGCTTCATACGCTCTAGGAGCCACCCAGGAGCCTCTGGAACGGCGTTTAGGTCGCCTTTAAGGGTGTATGTACCACCAGCGGGGTAGGCACCGTTTAGAAGCCCTTGGCGGCCCCACAGAACTTCCCAGCCTTCACCGCTAGCAGCGAGGCTGATGTCCGATACCTCAGTCCAAAGTTCCTGCGGAACGGTGAACAGAAATTTTGCAGCCGCTTTCTTGGGCGATGTAATGCGTGGAGCGTTAGCTAGGTCTTTGCCCCACTTGGCCACAACAGCGCCGAGGTTGGCATCAACGTCGAGGATCACCAGCCCTTCAGAGCGTGGTCCTGTAAAAACACCAACAGCCTGAAAGGTTTCGGGCTGACGCTCGATGACCATCGCCGTGGCTTCGGGCGCCATCTTGTCGTGGTGCGCCCTACCAAGGGGATTCTTGCCGCAGGCTTCGCCACCTTTCGGCAGTGGAACGCCTTTTTTGTAGATAGGCGCTGTTGCCCAATGGTTCGGCAAAGACCGAACAAACGACAGCAGATTCATTTGCTAAACTCCTACAGGGTTGCACAGTTATGCGCCCTAGAGTCTGACCAACTCTGGGGCGTTTTTCATTGTAGCGAAGCTGTCCACCCTCATCAGTGTGCTACTATTGCCAAGCACCGGGCAGTTCTAGCCCACAGCTAAAGCCATTAAATGGGTTTCCTAAAGAACAAAGAGGCCGTTGCAGGCAACGCAGGCGGCGGTTATCTAAACCCCAGCAAAATCCAGGCAGGCAGCCAGGTTCGTTTTGCGTTGCTGGCCGAAGAGCCACTGGAATTTTATGAGTGCTGGGGCGAAGCTACAGACGGCAGTGTCAGGCCATTCAGGTTTCTTGACGACCCATCACCTGCTGATGTTGAGCAGGAGATGGGGCCAGGCTATTCACGCCGGATGAACCGTGAAGGCACTGGACCGGAAGCCGTCAAGTTTGCGATTGCTGTGCCCTGCTACAGCCACGACACAAAGACCATTCAGGTTCTGAGCATCACCCAGAAGTCAATCATCAAGGAATTTGACAGCCTTTCCCAAATGGAAGACTACGAAAACCTGATGGAATGGGACTTTGTTTTGAGCAAGGAAGGCTCAGGACTGAACACGGAGTACACGCTACGGCCTGTACCTCGTAAGTCCAGCCAAGCGGTGCTGGATAAGGCGTGGGACGCAGCATTAAAGGCTGGTTTTGACATCACCAGGCTGATTGCTGGTGGTAATCCATTCAAGGAAGCTGCCTAGCACCTAATAAGGCCCCGTGTTCCTATGGCACGGGGTTTTTTATTGGCTATAGTAGATATGGGAAAGAGTATTTTATGACCACTAGGGAGCAAGTACAAGCACAACGAGAACGGCAGAATAGGCTGGAACGTATGTATATGGACGATGGCCGAGACAACCCCCAGCACCCCTACCACAGCTTGTACACGGGACTCAATCAAGCTGCCGGAGACACAAATTGACACCGAGCCTGACTCGATGGTACGTATCACGGTTGGCGATAAGGTTGGTTGGGTTAGTTCATATCACTTAATAGTCCCAAAGGAAAATCAGCTTATAAACGCATGGCTAGCCAAACACAGCAAAAGCTGAATAACCTAGGTAGAAATACCCTGGTACGTGATGATTCTGGCCCTTTCCGCGTGTATCGGGATGACGCTGGCAGCGTTTTTCACAGTGTTACGCACATTCTCAAAGAAACGGCACCCGAATGGCAACAACAAGCCCTGGAACGGTGGCTATCTAGACCGAGTGCTACAGAAGACCGCGACATGGCTGCAAAGCGTGGAACGCTTGCCCATGATCACGCGGAACGTCTACTACGAGTCACCAGAAAACTCGCCATCCAAACCGCCACAAAACGAAAAAGCCTAAAACCCAACCAGCAGGGCCTGGAACGTTGTCCACCAGCCATCACCAGCTGGGCGCTCGATAAGGCCATTCAAAGCGCACCTAGGGTTGCCTGGAGCGCATCAGGCTATGCACGCGGCCTACGAGGCTGGATCGAATCCAATCTTGCGGCCATTCATGCGATTGAATTCAGCATCCGGCACCCGCTTGGATTTGCTGGAACGGCAGACGCCCTGCTTGAGGTAAAAGACCGGAAAGGACTGTATGTCGTGGACTGGAAAACTAGCGTCCGCGAAAGAAACGAGGATATGTTACAAAACTACATAGACCAATGCGGTGCGTACTCGCTTGGACTACGTGAAATGACCGGCATTCAAGCAGCTGGAGCGTTAATTGTCGTGGCACGCCGTACCGGAGCACCACAAGTCCGCGAGCTATCCGCATTAGAGCTAATCGGCGCTGAAACGCGATTCAAAGAGCGCGTGGAACGCTATTTCTCGGGCCTAGCGGCCCTCGAAAAATCGCATTCATAACAGGCTACGCCTGCAAAAGCCATGCGTTATAGGTCTTCAGGGTAAAGAATCCCGTGATCCAGCCAATCCCATTCAGGGATTAGTTCCTGCGTTTCGGGGCATGGAGCGAACCAGCCATCTTCGTCTAGCTCCCAACCGCCCTTGGTACGTATGGCGTAGACGCGGTCCCATTCTGCCGTAGCGGCATTTATTGCGTCTAAGTGGTCGTACCATGTTGGACATTTTTCCAACATAAGTAGGTTTTCTTGGGCTTGGTAAAGAGTCATGGTACGTAAGTAGGGGCGATGTGTGGGCCTAGTAGAAACCTAGAACACATTCAAGGATTTTGCAAGCGAGCTGCGCCATTCATAGCGCCACAAGTCCTAATTTGGCTGTAATTAGGAATAGATGGATGTTAAAAATTCGCCTTTACCTAGGTCACCGCATTCAAGCAGCCATGGCCGGATTTGCCATTCAAGCGGCCACGGCCTAATTTGCCATTCAAGCAGCTGGAACGTGGTTCACGCCAGGGCGGTGCCGTAGTGCCGTAGTGCCGTAGTGCCGTAGTGCCGTAGTGCCGTAGTGCCGTAGTGCCGTAGTGCCGTAGTGCCGTGGTTTATTGCTATTGAGAAGCATTTGCAATAAGCCATGCGAAAGTAAAGCCAGCCCATAGGTTAGGGCTGGCACGATTTCAAGCGTGCGGCGATTGCAGCGGTGAAAGCTTCTCTTGCTTTAGGCCGCGCCAACCGCGGGCCTTGTCCATGGATTGTACGAGTTTGGCCATGGCTGGAACGTCCCCACTAGCGGCTGCAATATTGAAATGATGCTGCAACGTGGCGAGAATTGAGAGTGGTTCTAGGTCTTGTTCTGATTCTGCCGGGCCATCATCGCTTGAATCTATGGTCTGCTGGGCTTGCCGGATAGCGTCATAAGAGACGGATCGGCTGATCCCGAACCGGACTGATGCCATGGTTGCCGCGCTGGAATGTGCGATCCCAGACTCAAGCCAACCGCGAATAACGGATTGGCGCTGCTCGATTTCTGCTTTGGTTGCCATAGTGCGGCGAGACTGTACGAAAGCACAATAGCAGGAAATGCAGGAAATACAGGACAATCGGCGAGTGTTGGTGCGTTTCGGGCTTGTGGCTTGACGGTTCCTTCTATTGTGATCTAGTATTAGCGGGAACCACACCAAGGTCTTTTATGGAACACTTCCAACCTGCATTAGTGCTTTTAGACACCCATGGCGTCTACATACCCCAGTTGTGGTGCTCTGATCTTGATCAAGAACAAGCTCAGGCTATTGGCGCCAATTGGAGCGACGTTGAAGCCTGCAAACATGGGCCAGATCATGAGTGGTATTGGGAAGCTTGGCAAGCGATCCTTGATGACGTATCGATGACTGACGCAAACGGTACAACTTGGACTCTTTACCAAAATGGCGATCTTTGGGAAGTACCCGAAGGATTTGACTTTGATGCGGAAAATTAAACTGCTACTCTATTAACTCACCAAACCAACTTAAAACCACTTACCGCCATGACAACACAATCCAGCTCGCTACGTTTCGCAGACCATCTCGCCAAAGCACCTTACGCGTTCCCCGGCGGCTATCCTATGTATGCAGTGACTAACGATGGAGCGTGTCTCTGCTCTGGTTGCTGCAAAATCGAGCGCGAACTGATCGCCACCACAACGGGGCATGACGGCTGGACTGTTATCGGTCTTGACGTAAACTACGAAGATGATTCTCTGTTTTGCGACAATTGCTCAAAGCAGATTGAAGCGGCTTATGTCTGACGTGCTACTCTACTGAAGACCAAACTAACTTAAAACCACTCAGCGCCATGACAACACTAACTCAACTGCTTAAGATTTCCGGTTCCCGTTGGGTAGAGACGGACTGGACTGCGCCGAAGAATCGGTGCATTGAAGACATTATTGAGCGCTTCGATGACTGCCCCGAAGCACTTATTGACTTTGAACGTTCGGACTGGGTGAACCTGGCAGAGTGTTACACTTTCGATTTGCTGCAACGTTGGAACCAGCAAGAAAGCGACATTAAGGCGTTGTGGGATGGATACGTTGACGCCATTGGCGCCACGTCAACGATGCAAGCCTTAGAAGGAGTGTCCGATTCTTTTGAAGACGGGGACGATATGAACGCTGCGATAGTCAATCTTGCTATGTCGTGGGCTTGCCTGGACTTATTGCAAGACTTGGCACGTTATGCATACGACCACATTGATCTAGGTGGTCAGTTGTGGGATACGTTCCGATCACGGGCTTAATGTTTCTTTAATAATCTAGACGTTGGCAACTGCTGTTGATGTAGTAGGGTAGAGACCGAACGGAGAGCACCACCTAAGCCCTTTCGGTTCTGTTTCTAATGATCACTACCACTACAGCTGCAATCGTCGCGTTGATCCTTCTACCGCTGATCGTGATCGTATGGGCTACTGAATCCAAGACCCAACGTCAAACCAGGCAGGCTAAGCGCCTAAGCCGCCACTACGGCCTAAGCCAGCGTGAAATCGCTCAGCGACTAGGCGTTAGCCAGTCCACTGTTTCACGTCGCTTAGCGAGCGCTTAGTGAGATAAAGCTCAGCTATCACAAACATTTACATCAGCAATCCTTATCATGACCAACTTCATCCCTCAAAAATTCTTATACGTTGCCGTCTTCGCTATCAGCGGAGTATCAGCAGCCTGCATTAGCGCTGGTCTGGCCTCGCTACTAGCAGCTAACCCCAAGGGCCCTGACTCGGCTGGGCAGGCCGTAGCGCTGGTTGCCTGTGCTGGTTTGGCCGGAACCTCCCTGACCCTGGCAGCCGGCGCTGCTACTGACGAAGACTGATACGAATTCGTATCGGTCACAAAATGTTACAATCGACCCGTTCTCAATAAGGGGGGCGGGTTCGCAACAACGGCGGCATGGCGTAGGACATAGGGAACCTGCTGGTACGTGGGAAACATCTGTTACTGTAATACTAAGGGGGTATCCACCAAAAGTCAACTATCCTGTAGTACAGGCCCCAAAAAAATACGCACCAAATACTTTCTACTGTGATATGGCTGTACGTACACCACCCGCACTATCGCTACGGCACGCGCAGGGTGAAGTTTTCAACAGCGACGTACGTTTTCGCGTACTAGTCGCAGGCCGCCGCTTCGGAAAGTCCTACTTAGCCTGCATCGAACTCTTGCGTGGAGCGATTGCTGCACCCGGCGAAACGTTCTTTTATTGCGCCCCGACTTACCGCATGGCAAAGGACATTGCCTGGAAAGTTATGAAACGTATTGTTCCCCCGGCGTGGATCAAATCCAAGAACGAAACAGACCTCAAGCTGGAACTTGTCAACGGCTCAACAATCGAACTGAAGGGCACAGAAAACGCAATGGCGCTACGAGGCCGCAGCCTTTCCGGCGTGGTACTCGACGAAGCCGCATTTATGGACGCCGCTGTCTGGTTCGAGGTGATCCGCCCCGCACTAGCCGACAAACAGGGCTGGGCCTTATTCATTTCCACACCCGATGGAACGGCCAGCTGGTTTTACGAACTCTGGCAATACTGCATCACAGGCGACACCAACTGGAAACGGTGGAGCTTCACTACGATTGAAGGCGGCAACGTTCCACCGGAGGAAATCGAAGCTGCGCGAGGCCAACTCGACCCCCGAACTTTCCGCCAAGAGTTCGAGGCCAGCTTTGAAAACCTATCCGGCCTCGTTGCCGTCTCATTTAGCGACGCCAACATCAGCACAGAAGCCAAGGACATCCCAATCCTGCCACTACTACTGGGCGTGGACTTCAACGTGGACCCAATGACGGGAATCTGCGCAGTAAAAACCGACGACATCCTCTATGTTTTCGACGAAATCCACCTAACAGGCGGCGCCACCACCTGGGACTTCACGGAAGAAGTAATCCGCCGCTTCGGCCTGGAACGCCGCATCATGGCCTGCCCGGACCCAACAGGTGGCGCCCGCAAAACCCAAGGCGTAGGCGCAACGGACCACAACATCCTGCGAAAATCGGGATTCCGCGTCTGCGCCCCACGCAGCCCCTGGAAAGTACGCGACAAAATCACCGCCGTCAACACCGCATTACTGGATGCCACTGGAACGCGCCGCTGCTACATCCACCCACGCTGCAAGGAACTAATCAAGTCATTCCGCAGCCTGACCTATGCCCCTGGAACGGGCCTACCAAACAAAAACCTAGGCGTAGACCACGCATTTGACGCCTTCGGCTATCTATGCCTACAACAATTCAACCTGGCAAAATCAGGCGTAATGGGCACAACTTCATATAGGTTGTATTGAGCTACACAAACTAATGGTTAATTACGAGGGGCCAAAAAAGCGAACACGCGGTGATAAACGCGCCCAGGAATACATCGAAGCGCGACAACGCCGCATGTACCGCCATCAACTTGACGGTCACAGCGTGCGTCAAATCGTATATGAGCACAGTGCCCGCGAGGGTATCAGCATTCCGACTGCCTGGCGCGACTGGGACCAAGTAAAGCAGTGGACCGAAGAGGACTGGATCCGCGACCGCGAAGCCATGCTGGGCCGCATCCAAACGATGCGCCTCCGGGTCGTGCACGCCGCGATGAAAAAGGGCCACTACCAAGTCGCCGCGCAAGTTTTGGATTCCCTGGGCCGCGTTTTAGGCGAAAACACCCCGGAACAAGTATCGGTCCAAGTGCCATCACTAAATATCCAAGTCGAACCCAAAGTAGTCACCGCCCAACTACCTGAAAGCGACGTAATCGAAGCCGAAATATCACCCCAAAAAGAGGTAGATTCAGCTGAACCCGCGCCCTAAATCAATGCCCGGACACTACGGCCAAGGCAAAAAGAAGAAGCCCAAGGGAAAGAAGGGACCCAAGAAGTAGAATATGAACAGCTGTAGCGGTGTCCATGGCAAAACGCGGTCTCTACGCCAATATCCACGCTAAACGTAGGCGCATCAAGGCTGGCGCGGACGAAAGTATGCGTAAACCCGGCTCAAAAGGTGCCCCAACCGCTGGAGCGTTCAAAAAAGCAGCCAAAACAGCTAAAAAACGCAAACCAAAGGGGTAAAAGTAATGGCTGGTGTTGCTACAACCGCCGTCGACCGGTTCACAAACGTCGTCGAATACACAGGGGCAACAATGTCCGCCGTAAACGACTGGTTCGCGGTCCATGGCCACACCAGCGAATACTCATTTGCAGCTGCCGTCACAAGCGAAGCCAACTTCACCTTGGCTTTAGAGGCAAATTTCAACGGCAACGGCAACTGGTTCACAATAGACACCAGTAAAACCATCAATGCATCCGGCCAATACGTCTACTTTTACAACGGAAAGCCTGCATCCCAGATTCGCATGAGAATTGCTTCCATTTCCTCTGGAACGGTATCTTTAACGCCCCATATTGTCACTGCTTACCACGGATAATGGGCACCCGAATCATCAGCGGCTTCTGCACACACCTTGAGGTGGACTCAGAAAGCCGCACCACCGAAGCCTCATTCGCCTTCATGACACCGCAAGACCCCGAGGACTTCGCCGGTCTGATGGTACGCCTTGCCAGCGGCATCGAAGTAATGATTGAAGTTGAGGACGAAGATGATTGAATATCGCGGCGAAAAATTCAGCGGCTACAACAAGCCAAAACGCACCCCAGGCCACGCAAATAAAAGCCACGCAGTGCTTGCCAAGGAAGGCGACAAGGTAAAACTGATCCGTTTCGGCCAACAAGGCGTAACAGGCAGCCCAAAAAAGGACAACGAAAGCGAATCCTCCCGCAAACGCCGCGAAGCATTTAAGAAACGCCACGCCGCTAATATCAAAAAAGGTAAAATGTCCGCCGCCTGGTGGGCAGATCGAACTAAGTGGCGTTAAATTAAAGTGGTAACCGTTTTACGAAATTGGCCGCCCATCACTCGTACGTTCAGGTGATCTGCCCTTGCTGCAGCCAAGAGCGTACAGCACGCAAAGATTTGGTCACTAAAAAACAGAAGCTTGGTGAGCGACTACTTTGTAAACCATGTGCACTAAAAACGAGGCCTGTTACCTGGAAAAAGGCTCCTTCTGAGTTGCGTAAAAATCAAGGTGCCTATAAATCTTTCATACGCGCTAAAAGACGGGTAAAAGAAAATCACAAAAACGCCTACAAGCACGTTCAATTTCTGTTCAAAGATTACGAACAGTTTTTAGAGGAACTCGGTCCTAGACCTCAAGGCATGACATTGGACCGCATTGATAACAATGGTCATTACGCGCCGGGCAACGTGCGCTGGGCTAGCATTGAGGAACAAGCTAAAAACCGGAATCCTCGTTATACGTGGACACCTAAGCCCACTAAAGACGAGGTTTTCTAGGTAAAACGATGACCTACGCAGTTCCCGGCCAAATCCGCACCCACCTTGTAAGCTCCAACACGCTTGGTGGAGCGGACAGTCCGTTCACCCGCACGCAAGCGGTGCTGGACATGATGAAGGGCTGGGAAATCATGAAGGCCGTCACCCTTGGGACGGAATACCTCCGCGAAAACAGCGAAGCCTTCCTACCAATCGAGCCCCGCGAGGACTACACCGCCTATTTAGCCCGCGTAAACCGCGCAGTATTTTCCCCTTTTACCCAGCGCCTGGTGCGTGCCGCTGCAGGACTAATTTTACGCAAGCCAATCAGCCTAGTAGGCGATCCATACTGGACCGCTATTTTCGCCAAAGACGTTGACGGCTGCGGCTCAGACCTAGACGAGTACGCCCGCCGCCTGCTGCTGTGTTCATTAACCTACGGTCATTGTCATACACTAGTAGATTTTCCGGCTCCCACAGGTGCCCGCAGCCTTGCGGAAGAGCGCGAGCTTAACCGCCGTCCGTACTGGATCGAAATTGACCCAGACAACATCTATGGCTGGCGCCTGGACCGTGAAGTCAACTATGGCAACCTGGTACAAGTCCGCATCAAGGAAAAAGCAGTAGTCCCTGAAGGCGAATTTGGCGAGAAAGTCTACGACCAGATCCGTGTAATCGAGCCCGGCCAATACCGCATCTACCGTCAGGTCGAAACCAAAAAGGACATGCAGGGAGGCTTCCCATATCCAAACGCCTTCGACGCAACAGATGCCACCTCGGACTACGAATTAGTGGAATCAGGCGACTACAGCCTGGGCCAAATCCCATTAGTAACAACGTATGCAGGCAAGACCGACACCCTTACAAGTAAGCCGCCCTTACTTGACATCGCATATTTAAACCTGGCCCATTTCCAACGTCAAGCCGATTTAATCCACAGTCTGCACATCGCTAGCCAACCAATTCTTGTTCTTGAAGGCTGGGACGACCAATCCAAAGACGTAGCTGTAAGCGTCAACTACGCAATGGCCAGCCAACCTGGCAACACGGTCTACTACGTCGAACCAGCCGCAAACGCATTTGAAGCGCAATCCAACGAAATCCGCGAGCTACAGATGCAAATGGCAACTCTAGGCATCAGCACATTAAGCCAGCAAAAGTTTGTTGCCGAATCTGCCGACGCACGCCGCCTGGACCGTGTCGATACAAATTCAATGCTGTCGATGGTATCTCTTGACCTAGAACAAGCCCTACAAAAAGCATTTAATCTTGCCGCCGACTATGTAGGGATCGAACCACCCGAAGTAAAGATCAGCCGAGATTTCGACATTGACCGTTTAATCGGCCAAGACGTAACCGCGTTGACGGCATTGTTCGAGCAAGGTGTCCTGGGCCGGGACGAATACCGGCAAATCCTTGTCCAAGGTGAAATCCTTCCCACCGCTAGTGAGCAACAGCAGGCTGGTACTCAAACTGAGGACAGTGAGTCCGACCCAATTGACGACTAAACGCCAAGGCATAAGTTCTTGTAAACTACACAAGTAGACTAAACGAGTACACGGAGTATGCCTACATGGGCAAATCACTAGAAAAGGTACTAAAACCCGACGGTTCTGAAGTATGGGAACTCGTGGAATTACGCGAACCCCAGCCAGAACCCGAGGCATGTAAACCTGTACGCAAGCGCAAGCCATCAAAGCCTGCGGAAGAAACCCCTACCTCTACTTTTGACTTCTGACTATGGAAGAGCACGTCATCCAGGAAACGCCCGTGGCGAGTCCTGACCAGCCCGTGGCTGCAGCCGACACCGCTCCACAGCAACCAGACCCTGCAGTTGCTGCAAAAGCCGAATACGAGACCCAGCTTGCCGCCTTAAAACAGCAAGCAACTGAAGCCGAGGAACGTTTCCAAGGCATCAAATCCAAGCTGGACGAGGTCTACAAAAAGCAGGACGACCAGCGCAAACAAACGCTGGAAGACCAAGGCCAATGGAAAGACCTTTGGGAGGAAGCTAATAAAAGCGCCCAAGAAAAGGACAGCCAAATCAGCGCACTGGAGCGTCAGCTGGCGGACCTAAGGGTTTCCAACGAAGAGGCGACCATGCGCACAAAAGCGTTGTCTGCAATCAGCCAAGCCGGTGCAATTAACGCCGAACAGATGCTGCTGCTGGTACAAAACAACCTGCATAAAAAGGACAACGGCGACGTTGTAATTTTGGACAAAGGTGTCGAACAAGATATTACTAACTACCTAGGCAACCTAAAAAACCCTGGTTCAGGTTTTGAGCATCACTTTAAACCCAGCAGCGCCGCTGGTATGGGAGCCAAGCCGACACCAAACTCTGTTATTGCCCCTGGAATGCCCAATCCATTCAAGGCCGGTAGTATTAACATAACGAGACAAATGCAACTAAAAGCAGAGGAGCCCGAACTTGCAGCTGTGCTGGAAAGGGAAGCTTCTTTGTAGCCCCGGTGGGGCTTGTCTCCCCAAGTCCGTGGCTTGGACCCCGCACACACCTTTAACGTTGGTTTTCTAAGATGGCCGCACCATTTCAGAATTATTCCGGCGGTGTCCTGCTCGCGGACATCGTAAAGAGGAATAATCTCAGCACCTATGTGTCTGAGGCAGTAAAAGAGCGCAGCTTGTTCATCAAGTCTGGCGCTGTTGTTCGTAATCCTTTGCTGGATGCCCGCGAAGGCGGCACCCGCATCCAAGTCCCTGAGTTCAATCCAGTATCTCCAACTGAGGAGATCATGGACGGTACAGCTACGTGGGGCACAAGCACCGCTGGCTACCTGACTCCACAGAAGATTGGCACGGGCACCCAGATCGCGTCTATCTGCCATCGCGGTTTCGCGTATGCAGTGGACGACGTTGCAATGTTGGCAGCGGGCGAAGACCCAATGCTTCACATCCGCAACCAGCTTGCCGATGCAATCAACAAGTTGAACAGCGCACGTCTGTTCTCGCAGCTTGCCGGTTTGTTTGGCACAGCATTGTCTGCCCATTCATTGGACAAGGCAGTTGCTGCAACCTCAGGACAAGGCGAAGCCAACTTCCTGACCGCAGCCAATGTGGCTGAGGCCCGCGCTGCTCTTGGCGAGCGTGGCGATGAGCTGGACACCTTGATTGTCCACCCATCCGTTGGTTTCTACCTGTATCAGGTTGGCCTTCTTACCTTCAGCACCTCTGCACTAGCCGCTTCTGGCGCCGTGACCTGGGGTGGTGGTGGCGTAGGCGTCGGCGCACGCAGCATCGGCGAATTTGCTGGCTGCAACGTGATCATGGACCCACAGGTCAACACTGTGATCCCTGGCACGGCAACCCACGTCAAGGAGTTCCGCTGCTACCTGATGAAGGGTGGTTCAGTTCTGGAAGGCGTCCAGCAGGATCTGCGCATTGAAGCAGACCGCAACGTGCTCTCGAAGCAAGACGTGCTTTCTGTGGACTACCACACCGCCTATCACGTGATGGGCACCAAGTGGACAAGTGCTGGTGACAACCCTACCAACGGCACGCTGGCCACTGCTGGCAACTGGGCAGCCACCTACGACACCGACCTGATCCCAATGGTCGAGCTGATCGTCAACAGCCCACTGGACACCAGCGCAATCGCCTGATAAGTCCAGCACAAGCTGATACTGCCCCGCTTCGGCGGGGTTTTTTATTGGGCTAAAATCAGAGAAAGTATCCCTGCAGTCTTGTGGCCGCAACAATTGATGCCACATTAAAGGGCGAAAATTCCAACAGCTTTGTAACGCTGGCGGAAGCAAACGCCTATTTCGAGACCGTTCCAAGTTCTTCAACCTGGGACGACAAAACTGACGACCAAAAGAACCGCGCCATTATCAGCGCAACCCGCTGGATCGACAGCCTTAACTTTTACGGCGACCGTTGCAGTAACGGCCAAGCCCTGAGCTGGCCGCGCAACAACTACCACGTTGACCGGGTGGAACTTACGTGTTCCGTCATCCCAGCTGATATCAAATACGCCACCTACGAGCTGGCACGCGCCCTAGCAAACGACACTGATGCCGTCACCGGTAACACCGGAACCGAAGGTTTGTATGAAGAAGTCGAGCTAGGCGAACTAAAGGTGAAGTACAACACAGATAGCCAGGCAACTGGAGCTGTGAACAACATTTTTGATGTCTACCCCTGGTTACAGTCTTACCTCGGAGCCTTCACCTTGGGCGGTTCTGGGGGTTATCAAGTGCGCGTTGTTAGAGGATGAAATGTCAAAAATAGACGACACCTTTTCACCGATTCCAGCCCAGATCTTCAATGACTGGGGCCAGGACATCACGTACATCAAAACCACCACACCCCGCGCCTACGACCCAACCACAGGGGCTGTGACTGGAGCGGACACCAATGTCACGGTAAAAGGCATCATCAGCCGCCTGACGCCCCGCGAATCGGAGGGCTTGTATCAAAGCACGGACGTAAAGATTTTGATTGGTACGGAAGAGCTTGGCGATTATTACCCAACAGAAGCCGACCGTGTGCAGTATCCGCAGGCAGGTCAAACCCGCGAAGCCAAGATCATCAACATCTTGACCTATCGCGGTGACAAGCCTGTGTATCACACCCTTATCGTGAGGCCACAGTAATGGCTAAAGGTTTTGGAAAAGGCTTTAATAGGCTCCGACGAGACATGGAGTCTTTGCCTTTTTTAGCTGCTGTATTAGCTGCAGAGCGCACAGTCGCTGAACTACAGGCAGAAGGTCCGAGCTGGACCGGGCGATTCTCTAATTCGTGGCAAATAACTGGGCCTCAAGGCCAACAAGTAAAAGGCGATGGTAGCCCCGGTGATCCTAGACCAGTAAAGTTCAAAGAAGGTCCGTTTACCGGACCGCAAGCAGCAGCAACCTTTTTAAGGACCAAAGTAACTACGGATAAAGTTGTATTTACTATCTCAAATTTTGCAGATCATGCAGCCAAAGCTATTGATGCTGTAGAACAGGATAATTTTCTGTATCCTCGTGGCTGGGCTATTAGCCCCGACGGCCCTAGTACCCAATTAGGAAAAGCAAAGTTCGACCCCGTTGCACAAGGTCGAAAAGGGGATGGTAGTTACCGAGGTGACACCGGCGGTGGTGATCCCGATAACAGTTCCAGCAGAACGGCGCCGCTTGATTGGTTTGCCACTTTTGCCGAGGGAGGACGTTTAGATAAAGCAGTCAGAATAAGCGTAGATGAGGCATTAAGGAAAGCATTGAAATGAACTATCAAGCGATCCGGGCATCAATGGAGAACCCGTTACTGACGGCGTTTAACAACCTTGTACCAGCAGTTCCTGTTTACTTCGACAACATCACTGCTGTACCACCAAATACGACCACCGAGTACGTCCGCGTCAACATCACGTTCGGTCTAACCAACGAACCAACGCTGACCTCTAGCGTGGATAATGCCCGTGGTGCGTTAGTAATCCGCTTGTTTACAGAAAAGGGGCGTGGTCCGGCCCGCAATCAAGAACTGGTAACAACTGCTGTAGACGTACTAGAAACAATTAATAACACATCCAAAACTACTACAGGCGTCTTTGTAAAAGTAGGAGAGATAAACGGCCCAAGTTTTTCAACTACTGATGAATCACCGCATTTTGTAGGCCGCATTGACACAGGCTATGTAGCAACTGTGCTGACTTAAATAGTCGCTAACCTGTAAGAAGCCGGGCAGTGCCCGCAGAGACCCTTAATTTTGGCGTAGCAATGGCCACCACCGTTCTGTCCGGCACTTCAGGTGCCCTCTACTACAAGCCCGCTGGCACAACCAGCAGTTTTGCCGAGTCTAACGTCGATACTGGCGCAGACACCATCACTGTTGGAACCTACTTGAACTTCAAAGTAGGCGATCCTGTGCAGTTTAGTGTGATCAACACTCAAACTGGCGGCGCAGGCACAGGCACACTTCCCGCAGGACTCAGCCTTGCGACCACCTATTACGTTATTGCTTACACCGCCAGCACTGGAGTGCTGCAAGTGTCCGCAACCCTGGGCGGCGCGACAGTCACCATCACCGACGACGGTACAGCTGTTAGCCCTAACGCTTTCCAAGTTGCCTACGCCGCATTTGCAGTAGTCGGACAGGTCCGTGACTGGAGCTTTGAAATCAACCGGGCCGAAATCGATGTAACCACCATCGGCCAAACCCCTGGTCAGTACGTGCCATTCCGCAGCTACATCTCCGGTTTCGGCGATGGTACGGGCAGCGCAACGGTTTACATGACCGACGAAGACGCTTCCCTTAGCAACCGCATGATTGAGGACGTGCTTCAGCGCAACCAAACTGGTGCTGCGTTCAAGCTTTACACCGACCAAGTGTTCAGCAGCGGTTCAGTCAACGAAGTTGCAAGCCGTTCCATCGAGTTTGAAGCAGTGCTGACTTCTGCCAGCATGAACGTCAGCCCTGACGACGCACAGTCTGTAAGCGTAAGCTTCCGTCCATCCGGCACCCCAAGCTTCGACTTCAGCCAGACCTGATAAAGTGCTACTTAAGTAGACATTTAGCCTCGGTTTTGCCGGGGTTTTTTATTGCGCTACGCTATAGTTAATTTATAGTCAAGTACAAATCATGCCCGCTGGATCTACTCGCGCCATTGACCGGTTGCGTAAAGCAGCGAATCTCCAGCCAAGCAAGCGTAAGGTTAAATTGTCTGACGGCACCACATTTGAGATGTGGATCAGCCCGCTAACCATGGCTGAACGTGAACGAGCCCAGAAGCAAGCCAAGTCCGACGACGCTGGAGCGTTCGCACTACAGCTGTTAATTGCAAAAGCACAGGACGAAAACGGCGCAAAGCTTTTCTCTGCCGGTGAAATCGATATTTTAAAAAACGAAGTCAAGGACAGTGATCTGCAATCTTTGATGCTGGCCATTCTTAGCGATGAAAACGAAGAGCCAATGGACCCAAAATCCTAGTTGCGGAACTTCGTAAAGACAACTGGCTCATGCTGCAATTTGGCGTTGCCAAGGAGCTTGGCATGAGCTTAACCGAAGTCCGCACCACAATGACCCCAGAAGAACTAATTGGCTGGAGCGCCTATTTTCAGGTTCTTAACGAGGACCAAGAAAAACAAATGGAAAAAGCCCGCCGCCGCAGGTAAGCTGTATGTAAGTAGTTTACGTTAGAGGCCGTGGCTTATCAAAGCGAGATTGAGCTGCGCGTCAAGGTAAATGACGTAGAAATAGAGCGGCTTGAAAAACGTATAGAGCGGTTAAACAAAAAACCTGGACTTGTAGCGGGTAAAGCTAGTAGTGTTCTTAGCAAGCAGCTCAGACTAAGAAAAGGAGAAAATCAATTAATTAAAAATAATTTAGACCTACAAAATAAAGTACAGCAAGCGGCAGTAAGAGAGTTAAATACCCGCACACAATTTGTAAGGTTATTTAAGGATGCTGCGGCTATTCGTGCCAGCTACGCAAAAGATACCGAAAGAGCTGCTAAGTCAGCTGAAAGAGCTGCTTTAGCAGCCGAAAAAGAAGCAGCAGCGGTCAAGAAGACAGCAGTTGCCAAAGCAGCTGCCAACAAAAGAGACCGTCAAAAAAGAGCGGATACTTTAGCTCTTGGCGTAGGTTTCCCGCTTCTATTCGGCGGTGGCATCGGCTCTGTTGCAGGCGGCGGACTCGGTGGACTGCTAGGGACACTAGGAGGAGGAAGTGGTTTTGGTGCGCAGATCCTCG